GTATCTTTGGTTGGGAAGATTTTATATACTGCCATTGTTTATTTTATTTATAATGATACTACTCTACCTTGAATATCTGTTGAAGGATATTTAACTTCAAAAATCATAGGATCTATTGATGGATAAATTACATTATTTTGGGTTGCACCTGAAATATTATATGCAAACGCTGAGTATCCTAAATTTGTTCCGACTTTATTTGAAATATTTACTGTTTTAACTGTTTGTACTCCTTCTATTTTATCTAAAAGAATATAAAGTTCTCTTAATATAATTGGTTGATTTATTTGCCAATTATTAATTGCAAAATATCCTTGTAATGCTGAAATACATTTTGTTAAAACTTCATTACTGTTATAATTTGGAAGGATAATAATATCAAAATTAACTCCTATATTAATTATAAAACCATCTTTAATATTAATAGCATCATTTATCATTCTATATAATGAAAGATAAGTAATTAAATTTTGTTTTAAAGCATCAGATGCTGTATTTAATTTACCATTAACATCACTTGTTAAAACATATAAATCTAAAATACCTGCTGCTTCACCTGCTTGTATACTTTGTGCTTTTGTTGGTTCAATATATGCTTTAGATATATTACCATATTTAGCAGGCATACTTAATGCTCTTACTAAATAATCATCTTGAGTAACATTACGTAATTGAGAAGCAAAGTTGGCTGATGAGTTTTGTCTGATTTCTTCAATTGTATCTCCATCTCCTCCTCCACTTGCGGCTTGTGGATTAGTAACAGCTAATGAAGAAAATATATTATTTGCAGTTACAGCATTTAAATTAGAATTTAAAAAAGTAGTTGTACTATTTAATCTAGTTAAAGTATTAGCATTTACGTTAGATGAAACTCCACCACCTGTTAAATATCTAAATGTTAAAGTAGTATTTGAGGGTGCAATCCCATAAGTATCTGTAAATAAGAAATTTGAGGGAGCATATGCTGTTGTTAATTTTGTTTGTTCAAATGGTAGACCAATACCTACATTATCAGGATTTGGGGTAATTATTTCATCAGAGTCTGATGTAGTACCTGATCCAAATTGAATTTGTAATGTGTTTGAATTTTTAAAACGAGAAGCAAATCTACGTTGTATTTTCTTTAATTTTAATAGATATGGAGAATCTCCACTATATTGAGATAGATTTGGATCATTAGTATTTGTATTTTTAATCGAATCAAATACTATTTCTTGTCCTAAATAATCTACTTCATACCATATATTTCCTTCACTATCAATACAATCTAAAATACCTACCATATTTGTAGCATTTATTTCAACTGTTGTAAATTTAACTGGTGAGTTAAATGAAAATGTTTTTGTATTAATTGTAGATGATATAGCTTTACGAGTTTTCTTTAATAAGAAATATGTTGGATTTCCTCCAGATATTTCATATATGGAAGTTTCAGTAGGATCACCTGAACTAGATACTGAGAAATCTATAGGATCCGCAATTAAAAATGAAATTCCTCCTGTTGTTGTAACAGTAGCATTTCCATTAATAAATAATGTATAGTCAAAATCAGGAATATAGGTTGAACCAGATATTTTTGCTGGTATTTTTTGGTAAAAATCTATATTAGTAAGTGCTATTCCTGTTACATTTGGTTTATAACCAAACATGTAAGCTAATTCAAATAAGTTATTTGATTGGCGAGCGAATTGTAAGTAATTTTCTTGTACTTGATTATCTAAATAAAATGAAAGAACATCACCCACATATGCCGCCATTTCCATAAACATCATTCCTGGTGATGCTGGGCTAAAGTCATTATATGTTGTAGGGAAATAGGTTTTAGAGTAGTCAATTAGACTAGTTCTAAATTCACTAAAATCTTTATTTATGTATTTTATATTTTTATTTACAGCCATTATGTGAATGATATTTGAACTTGATCTGTTATACCAGTGTTAATTATACTATATGTTAATTGAACATTTATTTCGTTATTATCCGGGTATTCTAATATATCTAATTTTTCTATATTTATATTACTAAAATATTTGTTTATTAATAATTGGATATTTTCTTTTAAAGAATCTATATTATCTGTGGATATCTGTTCAAAGATAAATGCTCGTAAATTTGCCCCAAATTGATTATTTAAATATCTTTCTGTTTGATTTGTTAAAAAGAAATTTAATAAATTATTTCGTATAGCATCTTGTGTAGTAAATGTTTGAAAAAATACATTTGGAGCATTAAAAGGAATAGCAATCCCTACAGCCGTTCCCGGCTTAGTATCAATTGGAAATATTTTCTTTGCTCCGAATGCCATTATTTTTTAATTAAATTCATTATTTGGTCTAAACCAAGTTGTCCACCAGGTAATGAACTACCTTCAGACATTGTATTCATTTCACCAGATACTTTAAAATCACCTTCAAATCCTGATGGAGTTGGTTGGGACATTTCAGCTAATATATCCATATATGATTGTCTTGGATTAGTAGCAGTAATTAAAGGTTGTGTAGGAACGTTTGAACTATTAAATTTTAATGTTCTATCTGCGCCTACTTGATAAGATTCGTTTATTGGTTGTTTGTTTGATTTAACTGCCTCCAAAAGAATGTCTTTTAGTTCTTCTTGGATAGCCTCTCTTACGGCAACTTTAATTAAATCTTTTAATTCGTTTTGTTTCATTTGTTATAAATATTAAATTAATTAGCTTTTAAATTATTTTTGTCAATTATTAGTTTAAGTTCTGTAAATAATACTTGAGTATCAGTAGTAAATGATGATGGTGTTTGTAATAATATAATACCATCTTTGTTTTTGGCCACTGCTCTTCTTTTATTTACGGTAGGAGAGAATGGTTCTTCAATAATTTCAAATAAAAAGTCTTGATATATTTCATTTTTATTTGGATCTATTTCAACTTTATTAGCATTTAATTCAACATTAAGTAAATATGGTGATAAAGGTGTTAATTTTTTAGTTTCATCAGTATTTGTTGGGTCTGAAGTAGCTCCACCACATTTTAATAAATATACGTCTATTGAATTTAATAAAGCTATGATTTGACTTAAAATTGAATTAACATAATCTAGTGCTGAAGTGATTGAATTAATACCATTTTTTGCTATATTTATTTTATTAGTTGCAGGTGTTTTAAAATCTTTTATTTTTGTTAAAACAGTTAATGCTATACCTGCAGGGTTTGGTGTACCTGGTGCTGATGTAGGTAATAATGGAATAGCTATTTCAGCTGCTAATATTGCTATATTTAGAGTTTGAAGGGTTTGAGATGATATATTTACTGTTGTATTTAAAGTATTAAGTGGTTTTTGTAATGCCTCTATTACTTTTGATGCTGAATTTATTTTACTTACTATATTATTTCTTATATTTAGTACTTTTTGTAATTCAACTGCTGGAATGCAAAGTTCAGGTAAAATAATTCCACCTGTTATATTATCTAACTTTTCCATACCAATTTGGAATGCTAAATTTACTATAGCAGGTACTACAAACTCAACTAATTCTTGAGTTTTATTTGCTAGTAATACAGGTATTTTATCTTGTATGGCCATTTATTTTGCGTATAATTTAGCTAATTCTTTACTCCTGGTTAATGAATCTTGATAAGCTTGTTTTTTAAGAGCTTTTTGTTTTGCAAGATCTTCTTTAGATGATGTAATAGTTTGTTTAACATCTGAAACATATCTAAGTTTTTGATCTTTTAATTGTTGTGCTTTTATAAATGCATTTATTTTTGCAGAATCTTTATATACTATAGTTTCTTGTCCTATTTTTTCCCAATCACCTGGAGTAATAGCACCTGGAAATTTTACTTGATCTTTAAATTGTAAAGTAGCATCATGTAATGAAGGTTCATAAGGAATAAAATATTCAAATGGGATTAGTCCCGTTCCTGAGTCTCCTATTTTTTCAGGGATTGGGCGAGCAAGTACTCCTGTTTCTACATTATTAACATATTGATCTACAACTCTAGCATCTACTACAAATCTTCTATTACCCCAAATTGCTGGGATTAAACCTGATTTATATTGGGGTCTAGCTGATACTACACCATCTTTAGTAAGTACACCTAGTGGTTTTTCATTTATATCTGAGTCTTCTGAGAATTCTAAATATGTGAGAAATCTTCCTGGGTATACTAATTGAGAGGTTTGACTACCTACCCATCCATCTACTAATACTCTATTTACTCCTGAAAAACTTGTTATTAAGTGATAATTTTGAGCTGCTCTAACAGTAGCGTCATTTATTAAACCATTTGGAAATCTATCTAAAAATCTAAAAGATACAATATTTTGTCTACCTATTGTTATACGTTCTTTAGTTCCATTTTGATTTACTTTCCATATATCATATCTATCACCTACATTAATGATATAATTTTGATTAAAATCATTTATTATTTGTTGACTAACTGCAAATCCTTCATTAGTATTTAATTCAGTTAGTTTTCCAGGATTATCTTTATATAATTTTTGTAAGTATTGTTGAAAATAACTCCAACCCGCTACATTTGTTCCGTCTGGAATTAAATAAGGATCTCTATTTAGTTTTACAGCTGAAGTAAGGTCTACTTCAGGATTACCAATAGCAAACCTATTAGCTTTAGCTTTTTCACTTTTTAATATTTCTTCTTTTGTTTCGCCGGCCATCTTTATACTGTAAAGTTATTTTTAGAAATTAAAGTACAATTTGCTGAAGAAGCTCCTAGTTCAGTATTTAAAGAATTTAATATAATTAATAGATTAGTTGTTGGTTCTATTAAATTTAAAAATACAACTGGAGTACCAGGTACAGTAGGAGCGGTTTGGATTGATTGAAGAGCTTTTACTAATGGAGTAAGTTTATTAACTAAGTCTCGTAATAAATCTGTTGTTTTTTTACCTAATATTAATGGTTCAGTTGCTAATTTTATATTACCTAAATAAATATTATTAGATTGAACTATAAATTTATCAGTATCTATATTAACAGATGCTTTAGCATTTAAATTAACTGATTTTGCTGAACTTAATAATATATGATCATATGTAGAACTAAATACTAATCTTCCAGAATTTAATATTATTTGATTACCATTAAAAGTATTAGGTGTAGATGGGGCTTCGTACCCTGAGCCTTCATAACTAACATAACTAATACTTTCTGCTTCTAAAGGTATAATTTGAGTACTTGTTAAATAAATAGAAGATTCATCATTATTAATATCTTCAGTAGTTGGTATCCATCCTTGTTCTGTTTGTTCACCTTGTCCATTTCTAAGAATAATAATAGGATCCCCATTCGTTTCTGATGAAGACCAAGTGTTTGGAGTATATTGAACTGTACTACCCAAACGGATTGAATTACCCCATCTACCTTCTTGTATGACATCACCTTCAAAAGGTAATAGTGGATGTATATTAGATCTTTCTTTAAAGGTTTTACCTAAATTTATTTCAGTTGATTGATCTGTAACTTGTCTAACACTACCTGCTTGAGTTTCTATATAATCTTTTCTTTGTTCAGGAAGTGGAGTATTAGCGGAAGTTGGATAAGCATTATGATGTGGATGATTCCATAAGCTTATAGTATTTAAATAATATTTTCTTTCGCTAGTATTAGCTTTTCCTATTGATGTAGAAGGAAAAGAAATAATATATACTATCTCATTTATTAATGGATAATTTTTTATATTTGAATAAAGAGGAAATGCAAATGAAGTAGTTCCTGGAGATGTTATAATTTCATATTCTATAGTACCTACACCATTCCATCCACCATATTTTTTAAATTTTACAGGATCACTATCATCTAATAAAATATATATAACTCTAACCGCAGTAATTAAGTTACTTAAACTTGATACGTTAAGTAAATTAGTATTATTATTTTTAGAATTTAAATTTTTATTTAAACTATTAAAGCCATAACCACTCATTATTTATTCTCGTTTATCTTATTTATATCATTTAATAGTTGCTCTTTTTCAGCATCTGAGATAGTAAAACCATCTCCTCCAGCACCACCACTGTTTGTAGTAGTTAAACAACGTTGAATGATAGTAGCCATTTTAATTAATTGCTCATCATTTTTAACACCTATTTCTAAGTATTCTTTAAGTAAAGGAACTACTAATGTAGCATCACCAATACTTTCGATCATTGGTTTTAACTCATCAATTAATGATGATATTTGTTTTTCCTTTTTCTTTTGATTGTTATATATTTCTTGGAATAAATCTTTTAATTTTTTATCACCAAATATGTCGGAATCTAAACTACTCATAATTTTATTGGTATTTATTTATTATAAATATGAACTATTGAAACTTTATGTATCCGTTTTCTAAGTAAAATATGTAACCTTTTTTATATGTATCATATAATCTATCAGCAATTTTAGTAATTTTAGGCGTTTTTACATCTATCATTTCTCTAATATATATGTATAGTGCTTTTTTGTTAAATACATCTAAATTCTCTCGCTTTCTGAATAGCTCAAGAATCGCATCAGCTATTTTAGCGTCCATTTCCTTTGGGAATAAATTGTAAATATTTGATGTACAATATTCAACATACAAGTCTATAAATAATGATAACTTATCATTTTGAGATAACTTGTTAACAGCCATATTATTGTTTTCTTCAATGACATAAGAATGGTTGCCATCTTCTTCGATTGTCGCTATTGGAGTCGATTTAACGCGCTTTTTGTAGTTAGTTTCATTATATAAAATCAACCATCGCTTAACAATAGTCCCGAAATACGAATATGCTTTTGCACCTCTAGACGGGTCAAACTTATGTATTTTAGATAAAAGAAATGTAATTACTTCATGTTGTAAATCTTCAATATTATCTACTTCAGTATAATAAAACTTAAATGTATGGATAATGTTCTGAGTTAATTTAAAAAAAGCATAATGGATTTTAGTCTCATATATTTTACTTCTTTCTTCAAAATCGGTACTAGTATTATATGCTACAATAGCATCTTCAGTCTCCTGGGTGAAATAGTTCTTAGACATATTTTTATTTAACTTTGAAGTTGTTTAGTTGTTCTTGTAATGATAATAAAAATTTAAAGAAATAACCTACTTCATCATCGCCCTCAAATGTACCTTTAGAATCAACTTTTTTTAGTTGTTCATTTGATTCTTCAATTGTTGTAGATAAACTAATCATATACTCTTCATACGATTTAATTATGTCCTCACATTTTTCATTTTTTCTAAGTAAATTGTAACTAGTAAATCCTAATACTAATACAAAAACTGATAAGATAATAATTGTTGCTATCATGGTTTTAAATAAAAAAAGGTCGTGAAATTAATCACAACCTTTAAGTTTAATTGTTAGTTAATTAATCTTTGTTAAAAAATCCATCCATTACATTCTTTAGGCCTTCACTTTGAATATTAC